AAAGGTCTGGCGGCCCATCGCCATCGGCGACCTCGTCGAGCGTGGCCTGACGGCCATCGGCATCACGAAGGAGCGGGTCGAAAAAATCACCCGCACCGATGGCAAGCCCGGCGGCTGCGGATGCGGGGCTCGCCAGAAGTGGCTGAACGACGTCGGATACAAGGCCCAGTACGCGATCCGCGACGGCTACAAGGCGGTCGAGCGGTTCTACCTCGGCGAAAATTGACTCACCCCCCAGGCCTGGCACACTGCCAGCCAACCCAGGAGGCAAGGATGCCACGGCGAGGAGAACCAGGCGGCGACCCGATCACCGAGACGGCGAAGCGGCTGTGTCTCGAGCACCCCGACGCCCCGGCGAAGACGCTCGCACGGCGGTTGTTCGAGGAGGCCAACGGGGCGATCACGCTCCAATCGGCCTACGGCAGAATCCGCCGGCAGTTCGGCATCAGCGGCGACCACCACCGCAAGCGATGCAGGGCCGTCGCCCCGCGCCCGCCCCGGCAGGCCGGCCAGGTCGCGACGATGCCGCCGTCGAAGGCCGACGCGTGGGGGCCGCACGAGCTCGGCGTCACGGGCAACGTCGGCGTGCTGTCCGACATCCACGTGCCCTACCACGACGAGACCGCCCTCCGGGCCGCGGTCGACCAGCTCCAGGGCGACCGGATCGACGCCCTCGTGCTCAACGGAGACGTCGCCGACTTCTACGCGATCAGCCGCTACACGAAGGACCCGAAGCGGCGGAACTTCAAGGCCGAGGTCTCAGCCACCCGCGAGATGCTCGCGTGGATCCGCAGCCAGTTCCCCGACGTGCCGATCGTGTTCAAGGCCGGGAACCACGAGGAACGGTGGAACTTTTGGCTCTGGCAGCACGCCCCTGAGATCTCCGACGAGAAGCGGATGGGCCTCGACCAGTGGCTCGATATGGACGATCACGGGATCGAGTTCGTCCAGGACCAGCGGCCGATCATGGCCGGGCAGCTCCCGATCCTCCACGGCCACGAGAAGGGCAAGGGCATCTCGGCTCCGGTGAATCAGGCCCGCGGGGCGTTTTTGCGGCTCCACCACACCGTTCTCGAGGGCCACGGACACCGCACGAGTGCCCACTGCGAGCCCGACATGTTCGGCCGCGAGGTCTTCTGCTGGTCGACGGGGTGCCTCGCCGACCTCCGGCCGGAGTACGCCAGGCTGAACAAATACAACCACGGATTCGCGAGTGTGCGGGTCCAGGCCGACGGGCAGTTCGACGTTTCCAATTTCCGGATCACGAACGGGAAGGTGAGGTCGTCGTGAGCGAAGACCACCACATCACGCTCAACGGCGACGAGCCCTGGCTCCTCCGGTTCACGGACCTGAAGGGCCAGGCCTACGGCTACACGTTCACCCAGAAGTCGAAGCGGCCGCGGATCCTGATCCACGACGGCCTCCGGGGCCGGCACCGGATGACGATCATCGTCCACGAGCCGCTCCACGCCCTGTTCCCGCAGGCGAGCGAAGAGGTGGTCGAGCAGGCTGGGAAGGACCTCGCCAAGGTCCTGCACATCTGCGGCTACCGGGAGCAGAAATGAGCGGGGTGTGGCTGACCGACGAGCAGCTCGAGGAGGCCGAGCGGCGGGCGCGTCGGTTCAGCGGCGCCTACCACGGCACGAGCGGGACGCTCGCGGCCTACGTGATCCACTTGATCGGCATGGTGAGGCACTACCAGGAGGCAGACAACGTGAAGGAGCGACGCCGCGGACCGCTGATCATCGGCCTGGCTGGGGCGATCGGGGCCGGGAAGACGCTCGCCGCGAGCATGATCCCCGGGGCTCATCACCTTCAGTGGGCGGACCCGATCTATCGCGGCCTCGCGGCCATGTTCGGCGTCCCCGAGGAGGTCCTCCGCGACCGGACGCAGAAGGAGCGCGGCGTTCTCGCCGGCGACCTCGAGGTCGTTCCCCGTCACTGCCTGCGGACGCTGGGTACGGAGTGGGGCCGCGACATGATCCACCCCGACATCTGGGTCCGGCTGACGATGCAGCGGATCGACACACTCGCCGAGACCATCGGCGTCCAGGTGTTTGCCATCTGCGGCACGCGGTTTCCGAACGAGGTCCAGGCGATCCGCGAGCGTGGCGGGGAGGTCTGGTGGGTGGACCGGTTCGCCAGGCAGGAAGGCGACCATGTCAGCGACCGGCTCATCGGCCCGCACGACTGCGACCGCGTGATCAAAAACTACGGCCGACCGGACGACCTCGGCAAGGAGGTGGAGGCCGCGTTCATGCTAGCCGTCTTCGGCGTGGCCGCTGGTTCCTGATTCTGGAATCTGGAACGCTCACCCGGCGGCCGCCGGGGGCACCGACAGCGGCCGGGGCGACACGCCACGCCGGGCGGCCGCCACCTGGGCTGGGTCCACATACGAAGCGTAGGCCACCCGCGAGCCCGGGGCGTGCCCGAGATGCCGCGGGGCGGCCCCCGGCTCCTGGATCTCGACGTCGGTCGCCGAGGTCCGGCGGACCCACTTCCAGGTCCCCGTCCGAATGCCGGCCCGGCGGACGAGCGTCCGCACCTGATCGGAGAATGTCTCGTGGGAGCCCAGCCACGGCGTCACGAGCTCGCGAGGGCACCGCACGAGCGAGGCCCGCAGGGCGGCCATCGTCGCCTCCGACAACTGGAACACCGTGAACCGGCCGGTCTTGTGCTGGTCCCACGCGACGACGCCGTCCTCGGTCACCTGATCGACCCGCAGCCGGCGGACCTGGTCCTCCCAGCGGAGGCCGCTGTCATAGGCGACCCGGATCGCCAACGCCCACCACTCCGACCGCCGCAGGCCGCAGCGGTGCCACCGCGGGAGCGACTGGCAGGCGACCAGGAGCCGCTCGATCTCCTCGCGGGTCCAGGCGACCGGGGCCTGGTGCGGGACGCGGACGCGGCGGACGCGCCGCATGAGCGACACCGGATCGACGAGCCCGTCGTCGACGGCCGACCGCCACAGGGAGAGCACCATCTGCCGCTTGGATCTGGCGGTCGAGGGCTTCACGGTCGTCCCGTAGTCTGCCAGCCAGGCCGAGACGAGCTGCGTGTCCAGTTCGTCGAGCCGGACCGGGTGCCCGGCCCAGCGGTCGAGGAGCCGGACGCAGATCTCATACTGCCGCAGCGACTCGCGGTCGAGCGGATGGGTGAGCGCGTACGCCGAGACGTAGTCGGCGAGTGTCTGCGGGTCGGCGTGGCGGATCATGGATGCACCGTGTGAAGTAGGTCGCATCCATCGCGTGGGCAAGCCGCATCATGCGGCACCGTTGGTCGAGCGCGTCGAAATGGCCCGGGAGAATCCAAATAATCCCTACAGGGGGATGGTCCCCTCGATACGGCATCGGTCTACGGAACCGAAGGTTGAAGGTTCGAGCCCTTCCGGGTGTAGTCGGTCCGCTGTTCCAGGGTATGGACGGCGGGCCGGTCTGGGCAAGTTTTGGCGGCTGGGCTTGATTCAGCCTGCCGGACTCCTAGCATCCGGAGGCTATGGCGATGATCGTCGACAAGTCGGGGCGGCAGCTCTGCACCACTACCGAGGCTGCGAGGGAGTACGGCTGCCAGCCGTCCTACATCCGGACGCTGGCTTCAAAGGGGATCCTCTGGTCGAAGGTGGAATCCCCTCGCGTGGTGTTCTACGATCTGGAGCAGGTCAAGCGCGTCGCCAAGGAGAATCGGGCGACGAGGAAAAAGCGGGGCGGGCGTCCACCGAGGGGCAACCGCGCCGCCTGAGAAAGTGCGGCCCATGCTCGCCTGGCTCCTGTACGCTGTCCGTCTGCTCGCCTCCGTGGTCATGCTGTTCGTCACGGTCACGTTTCTGATCATCGCGGCCGTCGACCCGAAGACGCGGTGGCTCCTGCTGGGCATGGCCGGCCTGTTCGGCGTGGCCGGGGCGTTCGCCTGGCCTCGACGGCCGAACGCATGGCGGCACGATCCGCCGACCGATCGGCAGGTCGCCTTTGCTCGCGACCTCGGGATCTCCATCCCGCGGAAGATCACGAAGGGCGAACTTTCGGACCTGATCTCGCAGGCCAAGCAAGTTCGCGACGCCCTCTAGGCTCGCCAAAAGCGGCGTTTCTCTCGCGAAAACGTGGGTTCTTTTTTCTTGCTCAAGACCCCTTGACCAAAAGGCGATAACTCCACTAGATTCCCCGTCGCGTCATGGATGACACGACGAACGTCGAGTTGTTCAGTGCATGGAGGCACGTCATGAACGCCACCGTTTGGATCGAGCTGCTGATCGTTGTCCTGCGGATTGTGTCCGCCGGGCTGGCCGACTGAGTCGGCGTTTTTTTGAGACCACAAAAGGCGAAAAGGAGTTTTGGCATGGACGCCAACGAACGGATGCCGGGCGATGCGGAAGCCGCCGCGGCGGTGGCAGGGATGCAGGACGTCTACGGCCGCTCGCCGGTCGAGCACGCGGTCGGGGACTGGATCTCGTGGCACGCCGCTGACGGGATCCGCAGCGGCCGGATCGAGGCGATCTCCGGCGAGGTCCATCTCGTGATGCAGGCCGACGGCCGCCTGGCGAACGTCAGCCCGAGCCAGATCGCGAGGGCCTGACCATGCTCAACAACCACGCCCACCACCGGCGCGACTACCGGGAAGGCCCGTGGGAGGCCTTCCTCCAGAAGAAGGCCCGGGCGATCCAGAAGCTCATGGCCCCCGGGCGGGTGCTCGAGCAGCTCGTCGCCCAGGCCCGGCCCGTCGGGGACGGCCTCTACGCCATCCCGGCCGGCCCGGCCCTGTTCCTCCGGGCGAAGGCCAGCCTCGACGAGTTCCGCGTGATCGCGAACGACACCGAAGGCGAGGTGCTGCGATGAGCGACGCGTGGCTTGGCTTCTGGCTGATCGTGGCGGCGTCGTTCGTGATGACGTTCACGCTGGGGGCCGTGGCGGTCGGCCTGGCGGTGGTGATGAATCGCATGGAGGAGCCCCGTGGCGGATGCCGCGGCGGAGGATGCCGGCGGGATGCCGGTCGGCATGGATGCACCCGGTCGGGGGCGGTCGAAGGACCGGCCGCCTCCGATTTCACGACGCTGGCCCGCGCGGGCTGGGTCGACATGGAGACGGTTCGGCGAATGGAGGGGAAGTGATGGGACTGAAGATCGTTCGTGGGAAGCAGCGCACGCCGCTGCGGGTCGTGGTGTACGGGGTCGAGGGCATCGGGAAGACGACGCTCGTGTCGCAGTTCCCCAAGCCGATCATCCTCGACACCGAGGATGGATCGTCGCACCTGGACGTTGACCGCGTGCCGTGCCGCACGATGGCCGACCTCCAGGGTGCCATGCACTCGCTCGTGCGGGATCCCGAGGGCTACCAGACGGTCGTGGTCGACTCGGCCGACTGGGCCGAACGGATGGCCCAGGAGCAGCTGCTGCGAGACGAGAAGAAGGACTCGATCGAGCAGTTCGGGTTCGGGAAGGGCTACGTGATGTTGGCCGAAAGGCTGTCGCGGATCCTCGCCCTCGCCGACCAGCTGCTCGCCCGCGGCCTGAACGTGGTGTGGGTGGCTCACGCCAAGGTGGTGCGGGTGAGCCCGCCCGACCAGACCGACGGCTTCGATCGGTACGAACTGAAGATGCACAAGCAAGTCGCGCCGCTGTTCAAGGAGTGGTGTGACCTGCTGCTGTTCCTCAACTACCGCACGATCGTCACCGAGGGCGACGACGGCCGCATGAAGGGCCGCGGCGGCAAGGAGCGGATCATGTACGCCCAGAGGTCGGCGGCATGGGACGCGAAGAACCGGTTCGGCCTGCCGGAGTCGATGCCGATGTCGATCGAGACGCTCCGGCCGCTGTTCACGGGCACGGCACCGGCGGCCCCGGCCACGGCCGAACCGCCCCTGCACGACCGGATGGCGGCGTTCATCTCCGACGCGAAGACCGTGAGGGTGCTCGGCACCGTGGGCGACAAGATCGACGCCTACGAATCCGACGGCCAGCTGACGGCCGACCAGGCCGACGCCCTGCGGGCGGCCATCGCGGCCCGGCATGACGTGCTCGAGCCGAAGGAGGTGGCCGATGGCGTGGCATGACGGATCGCCGTGGCGGAACCGCTACAAGTCGCGCGAGGTGACCGCGGCAGAGCGGCTCGCGGAGTTGGAGAAGAAATGCAGGGCCGGTGACCTCGGGCTCCATGAAGCCCTGGTCGCCGCCCATGCGATCGGAATCGAGCACGGCCGGGCGACCCCGGCCGTCACGCGGATCGGTGAGACACATACCCCAGAGGTGCAGACATGAGGTTCGACACGTTCGGAGAGGACGATTCGGTGGGCCTGTTCGCGGATGGCGATCACCAGGTGGAGATCGTCAAGGTGAAGACGGTGACACGCAATCGCGATGGTCAGGAGTGCAGCATCGTCACGCTGCGGGATCTGAACGGCACCTTCGAAGACCTCGAGCGGTGGTTCGACCCGACGGAGAAGCGGGACTGCAAGCTGGCCCTGAAGCTCCTGAATGCCCTTGGCCTGCCGAGCTCGGCCGAGATCGACCAGGAGATCGTTGGCAGGCGTGTGGTCGTGACCACGAAGCAAGGCGTGAGCAAGGCGAGCGGGCAGGCGGTTGTCTACGTCAACGCCTTCGCCGCAGCACCGGGTGCGCCGGCCTTCGAGTCGTTCCGCGAGCCGGAGCCGGCGAAGCAGGCGGCCAGGACGCCGACCCAGAAGGCCGACGCGGCCTCCGGCGTGATGCCCAACGACGACATCCCGTTCTGAGGTGACACATGG